GGAATCCTGAGATGCCGCTATACTTGGAAAATTATTTTGCCATACTGGTGCATTATTAAACACATCAGTTCCATTTTTCTGCAAGTTAACTTGCAAGACGGTTGAATTACCGGTAAATGTGACTTGTCCAAATCCAGAAACAATGTAGTTTCCAGGTGGTGGCGTAAAAACACCGGACACATTTGGGATTATTAATCCATTTGCAAAACCATGAGGCACTGACACATCTGCATAAAGCACAGTGTGGGCTATCGTGGTTGTCAAAGTTTCTCCAGCAGTAGACTGAAACTGAGAAACTTGATTGTTCATTGGAGCTGACTCCAAAGTACTATTCAACAAATTTTCAAACTCGACAGTGTAATAAACATGGAGTTCGCCTAATTTGGTGCTATTGTCAATGGTACCTGTGGTACTTATGAACAAATTTCCAACATCATATTCATGAATGTCGGCAGCTCCTGGGAGACCAGCTTGACGCACATATCTCCAATCTTTTCCAAGGGGCATCAAATATTTTGCAGGAACATTTATTGAAAAGCCTCGACTTGGTAGGTCAGAATTGACCAATTGCTTATCCGTAGCATACGCACCTTGTTTCGTGGTAGGTGGACCGTCCGCAGCGTCAATATTGACTTGCATAATGATTTTTCCAGTAGTTCCAGCTGTAGCAAATTCATTAACTTCTGGTTGATATTCAAATCTCAATTTCTTAAATCGATATCTTTGCCAGATAACTGCTTGTTTAGACAATGTAGGAAAGGTTCCAGCTTGACCTGGATTCAATGCGAGTTGTTGAACAACTGCAAATGAACTTCCATTTCCAACAATATCAAGGATTTCTTCTCTTTCAGTAACAGAGCTTCCTTTACTTATCAAACCTTGTGGTTTTCTTTTGGGCATAGCACCAGAAATCCCACTTTGGTTTCGATTTCTCGGTTTCTTATTCCGTTTTCTTTTATTTTGTGGTGGTTTATATCCACCAGCTCCAACTCTTCTCAAAAGAGCTGAAGGCCTTTCAGCAGAAAGTTTATTATTCTTTCTGTTTCTCTTCCTCTTAACTTGTACAACATTCATCATATCTTTTTTATTGAGCTTATTAATCTTTATATCGTCTCTCAATAATAATTTTGATTTTTCTTTCTCCATGTGATACTGTTTGGCATAACCAAATTCAGTGGCTAAATCTTCAAATAAGCCTTGTTGTTGAAGAACTACAGTCTTTCCCATATACAATTGATACAAAGCAGAATCGGTTAAAATTCCACATTTAGCGATTATCCAAGAGGGTTCATCTGCCAAAATTGCATCATATTTCTTAAGTAGCCATTGAATTAATTCACGACAAAACTTGCGAAATGGTAAATCAGTCCACCCTACGAGCAACATTGCTGTTGTACGTTGTAAAGTAGTGGCTGGAGTTCTCTTTTTATGTGGTGAATACAAAAGAGAAGTCATGAGTTTTGTTCTATCATAAACTGGTATTGCTTTACCATCCAGAAACACAGTGTGTGCTGATAGAAAATCGAGCTCTTCAGGAGAGCGTGGTTCTAATGAATCAGTAGTGGTGGTTACTCCAATACTTTTCCATGTTGCTATAACAGTAGAACCATTAAAAAAATCATGAGCATAATCTGACACGGTCCAAGTGTTGTCGTCTCCAACAAGCGCTTTGGCAGTATTATCTTCGAACTCCGTATAAGAAGTTTCGGCATTTGGACAATTTACAATCCAAGCAAAAGCCATTAAAGTATATAATATCAAAGTATTATCATTAATGGTATTCATTGAGCCAGATGGATTTCCAGCCAATTTGAAAACCATCACGCCATCAGCTGTGACAATTAGTGTGTTCACTAAATTTCGGTAGATTGTTTTCAATCTAGCGAGGTTTTCGGGAGTTTGATCTTCAGATCTCAACATTTTCCATCGAAACTGAGCACAACCCCACATCATGTACGCTCGCAATGAAGAATCATATTCTGATTCATCAAGGGCATACCCTTTTGAAAAGGTGTTTAATTTATGATATAACCTATTCCAGTTACCTTCGAAGGGACTCATTCCAACTGCGGAGGCGGAACACAAATAACTTGCATTCATCTTCTCATTCATATCTGCAAATAAACTATTTCCGTGTATCGTAATATCTGTAGCCATCGCCATAAAAGTTCTGATTTTATTATCTTTTATTTTGGCGGTAGGTCGAATTTCTTCTTTCAAAGAACTCGTACTAGGACTAGTCCATTCTGGATCTGTAGCTAGTAGTTCCCAATCATTGTTTATCCATTCAACAAACAATTCATCATTTTCGAGTAATTCATTTTTAGTCTGAAACTCTTGATTAAATGGTACACCTGTACTAGTGGTTTTATCAAGATTTACAATCACTTCTTCGGCACTCCTTACGCGACTATCGCACATGTAAGGAC